GGCCGCTTCACCCCGCAGCCCGACTACTGGCCGCGCCCCCACCTCCCCGACGCCCTCACCCACCTGCCGGCCCGCCCCGCGATCAGCCCCAAAACCCGCGCCCTGCTCTACAACGCGTCCGCGGCCGGGGCCGGGTGGGGCCTCGGCCTCTACCAGCAGTGCGCCGCATCCCTCGCCGACTGCGGTCAGCGGTACAGCACCAGCGGTGCTCTCACCCTCGGCATCGGCACTTGCCTGCTCGTCGCGCACGTGTGGGACCGCCGTACCCGCCACTGGTGGGTGGGCCTCGCGTGGGCCGCCCGTATCCCTCTCGCCACCACCATTCTCGCGCTCGCCCTCTGGGCACCCGCCGCCACCTGACCAGGAGATATCAGCATGTTCGAGCACGTCATCGCCGCAGCCCCGGCCATCAGCGTCGAGGGCGGCCGCATCCTCGGCACGGTCGGCGCCGGCGGGATTGCTACCGCGCTCACCGTGGTCCTCTTCGCCGGGATCCGCGAGCCCAAAGGTGGAGGGGGCGGGGGCGCGCCTGGTGGCAAGGGCGGTGGAGGCGGGGGGAAGAAGAGCCGCATTCGCAAGCGCCTCACCTCCGACCAGGCCCAATGGACCGGGGTCGCCGCGGGGACGTTCTACATGACCGCGGGCTCCATCTGGACCGTCGGCCGCAGCGTGTCGGATGCGTTCGCCGGGATGTTCACCGGGGGCGGGTTCGGTACTGCGGGCATGGGCGCGGTCAGCTTGGGCCTGGCGGCGCTCATGTACTTCCGGGAGCTGTCCCCGGGGAAGGCCGCGATCACGGGGATCCTTGCGGCTGGGGTGTGGGCGCAGGCGGGCGGGATTTGGGGCCTGCCTCAGGCGTTGATCCTGACGGGGGCGCATGCGGTGGGGGCCGTCTAGTGAAGATCGTTAAAGAGCCGGGGGAGCAGCCCATCCCCCGCCTGCACCGCAGACTTGCCGCAGAGCTGCGCCCCATCCTCGCCGTCCGCGGGGCTGGGGCCTCCCTGTATGCAGGCACCCGCATCCTCATACACCGCGGATGGACCCTCCTCGGCGAACACCTCGACGGTTGGGAACGGTACGCCGCGCTCGCGTTCGGCGGGTACGTGACCGTGTACGGCTGCGCCCACGCTCCGCACGCGGCCCGGTTCGCCGTGCCCGGAGCCATAGTCGGTTGGTGCGTGGCCGCCTGGTGCATAGCCCCCGCCACGGCCGACGAACCGAGCGACGAACCCACCAAACACCAGCCAGCCGAGCCCGACCCGCAGGACGTCGAGGACCTCGTCCGCGACCTCATCGGCGACGACCGCGGAGTCCTCCTCACCGCTCTCCGCCAGCCCCTCCGCGCCACCGACACGCGCGCCGTCCGCGAGCTGCTCGACGCGGCCGGCATCCGTGTGCGGCCCGGGGTGCGCACGGCGGGCGGGAATGGGCCGGGCGTCCACCGCGACGATCTGGCCGCCCCTTCCCCGCCACCGGTTGACATCCCTGCTGACGTTGTTGCCGCAGGTGAGGACGCCAACACCAACGCCAACAACGCTCTGCGGGTGGAGTCCCGAGAGGGGATGACGATCATCAATGATCCGGCCGACCGCCACCGCGCGCACTCACTGAAGAAGGCCCACTGATGCTGTACGAGTACCGGTGCCGGCAGTGCCGCGCCGCGAGCCCGCCCGCCCCTCGAAGAACGGCCGAGGCTTACCGGCAACGGCACCGCGACCGTGAGCACGGGGGTCTCGTCCCGGCCGGCGAGTCGATCGTGCGGGTGCCCGGGAGTACCCCGGATCCGGACGGCCGGTACGTCAGCACGGGCGCGCTGCTCGGCGGGCTCGGACTGCTCGCATTGGCCGAGTTTCTCGCTCGGGCCTTCGGGCGGTGACTGCGCCTGCCACACTGGAAGCTGCGCGCCGGGTAACGCCCGGCACCCCTGAAGAAGGCCTCGCCGCAATCCCCCCCGTCGGCGGGGCCTTCGCCATTCCGTCGCGGGCTGTCGGTGGCCGGCGCTACGATCCGGCCACCATCCACACGTCCTTGGGGGGACCTGATGCCGAGTTACAGCGATGTGCAGAAAGCCGTGAGAGTCGAGAAGGCGCGGATCTGGTTCGCGTGGCTGGCGGGGAACGTCATCATGCTGATCATCGCGAACGCGGCGAAGGACGTGGCGGTCGTCAGCGTGGTCACGCAGGTGCTGCTCGTGCTCGTGTTCGTGGCGCTCACCGTCGCACTGTTCCGGATGACGGGCGCGCTCAATCGGAAGGCGCAGGCGGCGCGGCGGGAAGTCCTGGGGGACGACTACCAGTGACATGGGTGAGGCCCCGCTCGGGTGTCCGGGCGGGGCCTTCGTCATGCGGTCACGGGAAGATCCGAGCCATGGCCTTGCCGATCAAGCGCCCCAGCGGGTAGGCCAGCGCTGCACCGATCCCCCCGCCGATGAGCAGTCCCTGCAGCTCGCTGCTCATGTGGTCGGCGCCTGGCCTTCCTGCTCGATCTGCTCGCACAGGAAAGCCAGGTGGTGAAGCGTGTGGAAGTGCGCGCCCTCCGGCCACTGTTGAAGACCGTCTGGCCAACGCTCTTGGATCAGGACGAGCGCCGCTTGCAGGGTGTTCCGGGCTTCCCAGGCTTCTTGGGTGAGGCCGCTGCGCTTGTACCCGCTCATGTGGTCTGCTCCTCGCGTTCGGCGCGGGTCCGGGAGTCTCCGTTGACGCGGATGGCGATGCCGCGCGCCCGCTCGTGGTTCACCTTGGCCCATCGGCCGATCTCCCGGAACGAGTGGCCGTCGAGGCGCGCGGCGGCGATGTCTTCGTCGCGCTGCTGATCGGCGCGTTCTACGGCCTGTGCGCGGCGGCCGAGTTGCTTCTCCCAGTCGGTCATGTCGGCCATGGTCTCACGGTCGCCGTCTGATTCCTAGACGAGTTGCGTCTATTCGCTAGACAACGGGCCGGACCTCTGCCATTCTCTAAGTGTCTAGAAAATAGACACCGCGAACGAGGGGGACCCGATGAGGCGCACGGCGAACGAGACCACCACCCAGACCCTCACCCGCCTCATCACCGCCCTCGACAAGCGCCACCCCGTCACCATCACCTACACCAAGGCCGACGGGTCGGAGACGATTCGCACCGTCGAGCTGTACGACATCGTCGTCAGCGCCGCCGGCGACATCCTCCTGAAGGGCATGGACCGCGACAGCCAGGAAGCACGCTCCTTCCGGCTGGACCGCCTCGTCTCCTACACGATCCACAGGACTGCCTACGTCATCGCCCGCCCGGCCGCCGACGACAAGCCGGCCCGCACCTCGGGTCTCGCCACGGTCACCGTGCTCTACCCCGTCGACTGCCCCATCACCACCCGCGTCCAGCTCCTCGCCGACGCGCTCGCCGCCTAGGAGGCCGCCATGCTCGGCATCATTCCCGTCACCGAAGTTCTCGACATGGCCACGCCCGACGATGACGACACCGTCGACTGCCTGTCCGTCCGCGACATCCTCGACCACAAGCGGAAGTCCGAGCACTATGCCGGCCTCCTCGACGAGATCCGCCAGGCCGGCATGGAACTCCCCATCATGATCCGCACCTTCCACGGTGCGCCGTGGCTCGTCGACGGCCACCATCGGGTGGCTGCCGCGATCGACCTCGGCATCACCCACCTCGTCTGGTCCGACCTTCCCCTCGAAGTCGAAGACCGCCCGTACAACCGCGTGATGCGCGGCGACTGGGGCCCCTTCCGGCCCGCCGCCTGAGAGGAGACCCGTATGTCTCGAATGATCGGCCGCGCCTGTCCGGACGGTCCCGGTGGCCGCGACTGTCACTGCTGCGGTCAGGCGCCCGGCCGACAGCGGAAGACGGCCCGTCGCCGGGTGAAGCGCAGCGAACGCAACGCCTGGAAGCGCGACACCCGCAGCGCCTGACCTATCCACCCGTATCCACCGCGATCGCCCGCCCGAGCACGAGAAGATGCTCCGCAGCGACTCCGCGCCCAACGTCCACAAAGGTTGCACCCGTGCGTCTTCGGATTTCCATCCCGCTCCCCGGCCCGTTCTCCATCGGCGGATCAATCCCACTCACCAGCCGTCGGCGCCGACGCCGGTCCGGCTCCAGCTCAGCAGCCGATGTCTTCAAGCTGATCGGCTACATCGTCGTCGCGGAAGCCTGGCTCGCCTGGTGGTGCGTCAAGCCGTTCTACCTGCTCGGGGTTCTCGCCCACCGCAAGGCCACCGGGCGGAACACGCCCATCTGGCGGTCCCGCAACGGCTGGTGGTAGGCCGCTCCGCGCTCCCACCCGTCCCTACGCATGCCGAAGGCCCGCCCCCACGCCACCGAGGGGCGGGCCTTCACCGCGTACACCACCGTCCACCAGTTGCACTGGCTGGTTACCATCAGACCATGGATACCGGTAACGAGCCACCCGTACCGGCCGAGCCCGAGCCCCAGCAGCCCGCCGGCCACACCACCGGCAACGGTCAAGCCAGGGCCCGCGACGGGATGAACCGCTTCACCCGCACCGCCGAGAGCGCGGCCCGCGACGCCCGCGCGGCCGAACTCCAGGCCGACGGCTGGACCTTGCAGGCGATCGCCGAAGAGCTCGGCTACTACGACCGCAGCACCGCGCGCAGGGCCATCCGCGGTGTCCTCCGCGAGATCATCCGCGGGCCCGCCGAGAAGCTCCTCCAACTGCACATGGACCGGCTGGAAACCCTGTACGACGCAGCCCTCGACGTGCTGGAGACAGACCATGTCGTCGTCTCCCACGGCAAGGTTGTCACCGGTGTGGACGGGCAGCCGCTGAAGGACAGTGCGCCGAAGCTCGCCGCGATCCGCGAGGCACGGCAGACTCTCGACGCGTTCTGGAATCTGACCGGGATGAAGCAGCCCGCGAAGGTCGCACTGTCCGGAAGCGTCCGGTACGAGGTCGTCGGAGTCGACCCGGAGGACCTCACGTGAGCAAACTTGGGCCCTGCGAACTCCGCCTCCCCACCTGCGCCTCAGGCCCACTCGCCTGGTGGCAATGCCCTGAAGGGCGCCTCGTCCGACTGTGCAAGCCACACCTGGACCTGTGCTTTGACGCCGCCGACGATGCCCCCGCCTCGGAGCCGACGGCATGGGGCTGGCTCATCGCGCCCGAGCCCGCAGCCACCGACGTCGCCGCGTGGCTCCGCGACCCGCACAACCGGGAGGCCGTTGCCCTGGTGCTACGCCGCGAGGCTCGTATCGGCGCGCCCTGGCTGCGCGACTTCATCGACCGCGAGGACCGCATCCGCCGCCGACCGAGTCACATGGGCCGCTGGTGACCGCGCCCCAACTACCGTGCCACACAGGGCATTTGACCTGCGGAAACGGTAGAATTGGCGGAGACAAAGGACCCCGGCGAGTGCTACCAACACTCCCGGGGCGTGGCCGATCTGCTGAGGAGATCGACATGGCTAAGCGTACTTGCAGCGTGCCTGAGTGCGGCAAACCCTTCGTGGCTAAGGGTCTGTGCACCATGCACTACCAGCGCCAGAAGAAGCACGGCGACCCCGGCGCCTCGTACTCCGTACGTCCTGGCGGCGTGTGCCAGATCGACGGATGTGTCCGCCCGCACGTCGCCCGTGGCTGGTGCAGCACGCACTACAACCGGTGGCAGCGCGAGGTGGGAACGGGGCGTCCCCGCTGTTCCGCGCAGGAATGCGAAAAGCCAGCACTGAAGCGCGGCTGGTGCGACATGCACTATGGACGTTGGCAAAAGCACGGCGACCCTGAGCGGGTCATCATCAAGACCAGGTCCGTATGTTCGTACGGCCCCTGTGACCGCCTGGCGGATGTTCATGGTCTCTGTTCAACCCACAACGATCAGCGCATCGCAGGCAAGCCGCTGACCGAGATCCGGGCCTGGCGTTCGCATCTCGAACGGGACGACTTCGGTCAGAAGCTGTGCCGTGTCTGCCTCAACTGGCTACCCGAAGCCGAGTTCGGCAGGAACAACCGGCACCCGGATGGGCTCTCCCACCAGTGTCGTAAGTGCAACCGGGACAAGCACCGCCTGGCGAACTACGGCATGACGTGGGACCAGTACCAGGAGTTGCTTGCCACTCAGGGCGGCATGTGCGCTATCTGCGGGCGTCAGTGCAGTTCAGGGCGAATGCTTGCAGTGGACCATGACCATGCGTGCTGTCCGGACCCGGGCAAGTCCTGCGGGCGTTGCGTCCGCGGGCTGCTCTGTGGCTCGTGCAACCAGGGGATCGGAAGCCTTGGGGATGCCCCCGATCGTCTCCGCGCGGCTGCGGCCTACCTGGAGCGTCCCCGTGGCTGACACCATCGTCCGGTACGAGCCGCGCGGCGCCGCTCTCGAACTGTTCCGCTCGACAGACGCGGAAACCCTGCTGAGCGGCGCCGCGGGCACGGGAAAGTCCGTCGGTGCCCTGATGTACGTCCATCTCGCTTGCCTGTCCAAGTCGAAGGTTCGGGCGCTGATCGTCCGCAAGACGCTCGCCTCCCTTACCGCTTCCACCCTCGTCACGTTCCGGGAGAAGGTCGCCAAGGAGGCGATCGAGGCGGGCGCGCTGCACTTCTACGGAGGTTCCGCGCAAGAGCCCGCGAGCTACAAGTACGCGAACGGATCCGTGATCGTGGTGGGCGGGCTTGACCGCGCCTCGCGGTTGCTCAGCACCGAGTTCGATCTTGCTTTCGTGGACGAGGCGATTGAGACAACCCCTGAGGATCTGGACACGATTGTGTCCCGCCTGAGGAATGGAGTACTCAGCCGTCAACGCCTGATCATGGCGACCAACCCCGGCCCTCCCAGCCACCACCTCAAGCAGCGGGCCGACGCAGGGCGCTGCACGATGCTGTACAGCAAGCACGAGGACAACCCCCGGCTCTACAACAACAGCGAGTGGACCGAGTACGGGCAGGCGTACCTCGCCCGACTCGACAGCCTCACCGGCGTCCGATACCAGCGCATGCGCTGGGGCAAGTGGGTGGCCTCCGAAGGCCAGATCTATGAGGCGTTCGATGAGGCGATCCACCTCGTCGACGCGGTCAAGCCAACGGCCGCGTGGACCCGCTGGGGAACGGTGGATTTCGGATTTACGAACCCCTTTGTGTACCAGGACTGGTGGGAAGACCCGGACGGCCGACTGCACCTAGCCAACGAGATCTATTACACGCGCCGCCTCGTCGAGGATCACGCGAAGACCGTCAAAGACCTGCTGTTCTATCCGTCCGGGCAGCCCCGCGGGCAGCTCCCGCGTGCGATCTACGCGGACCATGACGCGGAGGACCGGGCCACGCTGGAACGCCACTTGGGGCTGTCGACGAAGCCTGCGCATAAGAGCGTGTCGGACGGGATCCAGGCGGTTCAGGCGCGTCTTCGGGTGCAGGAGGACGGGAAGCCGCGCCTGTTCATCGCGCGTGGGGCGCTTGTGGAGCGGGATCCGGAGTTGGAGTCGGCGTCCCTGCCGGCCTGCGGGGCGGAGGAGGTTGCGGGCTATGTGTGGGCGGTGAAGCCGGGCAACAGCGGTGGTCTGAAAGAGGCGCCGGTGAAGGAGAACGATCACTCGATGGATGCGATGCGGTACATGGTTGCCGCTCGGGATCTCGGTGGTCGTCCGCGAGTGAGGTGGCTGTGATGAGGAACCTTCAAGTGAACCCCAAGAAGCTGAAAGATTTGCGGCCAGCATCCATGTTGACAGGAGGATTTACACTCATCACAGCAGGATGCTGGAATATCTTCGGTACAGGGGTCGGTCTCATCTCCGGAGGACTCCTCACCTGCGTCCTGCAATGGGTGCTCGACAGCGACTGACGTGAGGGAGGTGCCGAGTGGGAAGAACCCTCTTCGGCTCCCTCGCCAACGCAGCCGCCAGCCTCCGCACCCCCGACCTGCCCATCCCGTACACCAGCCGCGCACAGTCGTACGGAATGTTCGGCGCCCGCCGTGACGCAGAAGGCCAGATGCGGGCCATGTCCGCGGTGTCCACGCTCTTCGCGATCGTCGACCGCACCTCCAACGCGACCGCGCTCGTCGACTGGAAGCTGTACCGCAAGGCCAAGTCAGGCCGCGCCGAGGACCGCGTCGAAGTCACGAGCCATGCCGCGCTCGATCTGTGGCGGAAGCCCAACGGGTTCATGCCGCGGCAGGAGTTCGTCGAGTCGTCCACCCAGCACTACGACCTCACCGGCGAGAGCTGGTGGGTCATCGGACGCAACCCCGCATCCACGCTGCCGCTGGAACTGTGGCCCGTCCGCCCCGACCGCATGACCCCGGTCCCGGACCGCGAGCGCTTCCTCAAGGGCTACATCTACACGGCGCCCGACGGCGAGCAGGTCCCCCTCGAACTCGACCAGGTCATCCAACTCCGCCGGCCGAACCCGCTGGACCCGTACCGCGGGCTGTCCCCAGTGCTGTCGATCCTGCCCGACCTCGACACGTCGAGGTATGCGGCCGAGTGGTCACGCGCGTTCTTCATGAACAGCGCGCAGCCCGGCGGGATCCTGCAATTCGACCAGCGACTGTCGGACCAGGAGTTCACCGAGTTGCGGGACCGGTGGGCCGAGCAGCACAAAGGGGTCGCGAACGCGCACCGGGTGGCGATTCTCGAACAGGGCAAGTGGATCGACCGCACCATCAGCCAGCGGGACATGCAGTTCGTCGAGCTGCGCGGCGCGACCGCGGACCGGGTCCGCGAGGCGTACGGCATTTCGAAGAGCGCCATCGGCGACTTCGAGGACATCAACAGGGCGTCCGCCCTCGCGGCGAAGGCGTGGTTCGCGGAGCAGCAGACCATCCCCCGCCTGGAGCGCATCAAGGCCGCGCTCAACCACGAGCTGCTCCCCATGTACGGGCGCGCCGCGGACAGCCTGGAGTTCGACTACTGCGACCCGGTACCCACGGACGTCGAGACCGAGTCGGTACAGCTTGCCGCGCGCGCCAAGGCCGCGAAGGAACTCGCGGAAGCACAGCTGTGGGACGCGGACGACATCCTCTCCGCGGTCGGCCTGCCGGCGATGCGCCGGGCCCCTGCGCCCGTGCTGCCGACGGCCGCTCCTGGCGCTCCTGCGGCGTCGTGGGATGAGGCAGTTGCTGGGCTGTTCGGGCGGGCCCCGGGCCCGCGCAATGCCGCCGTCGATCCGCTGGAGCAGATGCAGCAGGACCACGAGACCGCCCTCACCGTGCTCCTCACCGACTTCGCCCCGATCGACGACGCATGGATCGACCAGCTCGGCACCCAGATCGAGCAGGCCATCAGCGACGACGACACAGCAGCGCTGGCCGAGCTCACCCTCGACTCCAGCCGCGCCGCCGACACCGTTCGGACCGCGCTCGCGGCCGCGGCGCAGCAGGCCGCAGACCGCATGGCAGACGAAGCCCGCAAGCAGGGCGTGCAGGTGACGGCCCCCCAGGTCGACGAGTCGCTGTCCGCGCGCCTGCGCCCGGGCCAGATCATCAACTTCGGCGACGAACTCACCTCGATCGCCACGGCCGTTGCCTCGCTGATTGCCTCTGGCCTCGCATCAACGGCCGCGCAGGAAGCGGTGCGCCGCTTCGTTCCTGGGGTGTCCGGTTCCGACGTCGCGAACGCGGTGAAGAACACGCTCCGCAAGATCAAGGGCGTGTTCAAGCGGGACCAGCTCGGCGGCGCCATCCACCGCGCGCAGAACACCGGACGGATCGCCACCCTCGAAGCCGCGCCGACCGCGCGGTGGGTCGCCAGTGAGAAGAACGACACCAACACGTGCGATCCGTGCCGCGCCATCGACGGCACCGAGTTCACCACGCTGGCCGACGTCACGGCCGCCTACGGGGCCGGCCCGTACCACGCGTGCGAGGGCGGCATCCGCTGCCGCGGCACGGTCACCGCTTTCTGGGACACGACGGGGGGCAACGGATGACGCTTCTGACGCTGTGCCCCGAGTCTCAACTTGCCTATTCGGCAACGCGGTTGACCTGCGGAAACGGTAGAATCAGGCGTAACGACAATGGACCCCGGCGAGCGCGCCAACGCTCCCGGGGCGTGGCCGACCTGAGAGAGCAGATCGACATGACTGAGGTTACCCCTGCCTGTTTCCAGGCGACGAAGAAGTACCCCCAGGGGCGCACCGGGACCCTCGCCGGATATCAGGCGCATCGGGCCAAGCGGGAGACCGCCTGCGACCCCTGCCGACTGGCCAACAATGCCAACACGGCCAGGTACACGGAAGCCAATAAAGCCAGCATGCGGCGGCGCTACGCCGAGAATCGCGAGCACTACGCCTACAGGGCCATCCGCCAGAAGTACACCCTGAGCAAGGAGCAGTACGCCGCGCTTCTTCAGGCGCAAGGCGGCGGGTGCGCGATCTGCGGCACAGACAGGCCCGGCAATCGTTCCCAGTTGCTCAACGTCGACCATGACCATGCCTGCTGCCCTGGCGGCAAGTCGTGCGGCGAGTGCGTGCGTGGCCTGCTATGCGCCCCCTGCAACGTGGGGCTCGGCGCCTTCCGGGACAACCCCGATCGCATGGTCGCGGCTGCGGCCTACCTCGTGACCAGAAAGGGGGCCGGAGTCGATGCCATTTGACCCGTCCAGGTTCCGGGCGCGGCTCGCGTCCGAGAAGAAGTGGTACAGCATCAACAACCTCGCGGGCGGCGAGGCCGACGTGATGCTGTACGGAGAGATTGGCTGGCTCGGCACCACGGCCGAGGACTTCGTCGGCGACCTGAAGCAACTCCAGGCGAGCCAGATCAACCTGCATCTGTCGTCGCCTGGTGGTGGGGTGTTCGACGGAATTGCGATCATGAATGCGCTTCGGTCGCACCCCGCCAACGTCACCGTCTACGTCGACTCCCTCGCCGCGTCTATCGCCTCCGTCATCGCCATGGCCGGAGACCGGATCGTAGTCCGGCAAGCTGCGGAGTTCATGATCCACGAGGCCAGTGGATTGTGTGTCGGAAACGCCTCGGACCTTCGAGAGCTCGCTGACCTGCTAGACCGGCAGTCGGACAAGATCGCCGGGATCTACGCAGCGCGAGCAGGCGGAAGCGTCGAAGACTGGCGCGCTGCAATGGCGAAAGAGACCTGGTACTCCGCTCAGGAGGCCGTGGACGCCGGGCTCGCGGACGAGATCGACGAGCCGTCCAAGCAGGACCAGAACGCGCCCGACGAGATGGCCGTGGCCGCGTCGTGGGACCTGTCGGTGTTCCGGTACGCGGGCCGCGAGGAGGCTCCCGCACCGGCGCCGGTGGCCTCGGCCGAGCCGTCGCTGACGATCAGCATTGAGGGCGCCGTCGACGAGGACCTCGTGGCGCGACTGCGCGCCGCAGTGCAGGCCCCGGCCGAGGCCGAGCCCGTCATCGAGCCGGAGCCCGTGGTGGAGCCAGAAGTCCCGGCCGTCCCCGAGCCGGTAGCCGCTGTGGAACCTGCCGAGCCTGAGCCGGTGGACGAGTGGGCGGGCGCCTTCGCCCACCTTCTCGAACCCGATCCCGACCCGTGGGCGGCAGCGTTCGCCCACCTCACCAACCCTGAAGCGTCGTCCAGCGCGGCGACGGAAGCCTGAAGGAGGCACCAGTGGCAACACCCACAATCCCGCGCGACGCCGACGAGCTCGCCGACGCCCTCGGCGACACTGCGACGCTGAAGGCCATCGCGAAGGACAAGGACAGCCTGCAGGAGTTCATCACCGGCTACGCGAAGGCGCAGTCGTCGAAGGACCCCGGGATCGCGGATCAGATCC